GTGTTTGTTGGTGTGGGTGTGGGTGTTGGTGGGGGTGGATGTAAATATTTAATATAATACACTTTTTTCATTGTTACCGGTACGTCATCAATATTATATGCAACAACCCTCACTGGAATAAAGTTTGATAGCTCGTGTGTTTGGGGAAGTTCTTGTAATTGTATTCCTTTGAGTATGAGTTGATTGTCACTGAATGTAGTTGCATCATTTCCGATAATTATGCATGAATTATGATTTATTGTTGACGAGTTGCCAATGCATACGTTATCATTGTGATTATTAACCTTGACTGCATTTCCAATGATAATATTGTTTGAACCATTTATAAGTGAATCATTCTGAGGATTGTTTCCAATTATGATGTTTTGATTACCGGCAACATTTGCATTGAACCCAATTATCAAATTGTTGTCTCCATTTAGGGTTTTTGATGCACTTTCACCAATAACAATGTTTTCATTTCCACTGCTGTTGTTATAAAAAGCCTCGTATCCTATGACTGTATTTTTGTTTCCGTTAACATTATTATTCATTGAAGACACCCCTATTGCAATGTTTTCGTTTCCTGTAGTATTATTATGTAGGGCGTTGTGTCCAATTGCAATATCAAAAGTTCCAGTATTATTTGAAATCATAGCACTATTTCCGAGAGAAATGTTATGCGACCCGAATTGATTGGATTGCATGGAGTTATTTCCAAAAGAAATATTGTTATTTCCAAGCTGCATTTTATTGTTGTTCAAAAAATCATACAGTGCATTCTCTCCAATTGCCACATTATCACTTCCCAAATTATTTTTCAATGAATTCAACCCGATTCCAATGTTGTGGTTTGAGTTTTTTGAGTGCCTTAATGATCCATACCCAACACCTGTGTTATTTATTCCGTTTACATCATTCAATGCAAATGATCCGAGTCCAGTGTTTCCACTCGCGTCACTGTAATATGTCATTTGATTTTATATATACAAATACAAATAATATTGAAAATTGTAGCGTGCGGATTGAATATTTTTAATTTGAATGGGGAAACGGACGTTGATTTTTTTCAACAACAAGCGGGTTGGGCATTACCATATGCATTCTCGTGAAAAATGAGACTTCTGGAAGAGGTTTCAAAGATGGAATAATGGGAGTTTGTTTTTGAACTAAATTAGTAGAATTTATGCCAAATAAGGCGGATTCAATATCAACCGAATTGTGAGAGAATGCATCACGTGGCATTTTGCTGGGCATAATACCCACAGTTGGAATCGCTTGATTGAAAGCTGCTCCACTAAACCCATTTTTGAATTCAATATAATTTAAGGATTTATTGAATTCGTTTTGTTGAAGACGATAATCTGATGTAGTATTTTTGTTCCTGGTTGACGCCATTTTTAGAAATTGGGGAGTTTTGATATTACAGTAGAAAAATAATCTACAAATTATTTGAATGAATCAAATGCATTCAATAACTTGTTTTTTGAAGTTTCAGAGACACCTCCGGTATGAAATGCATCAATCAAACATAAATGAAATACGTCCATGAAATGATATGAAAACAATAATCGGATCAAAACATCAAGTTCAAGTTCATTGTTGCACGGATGTTTCAATACAAGCATTTTCAATTCAGGAATTTCATTAACTTTGTTGACAATCAATTCAATTCCTGCATCAATTATTCTTTCATCGTAATCTATTAAACCAAAGAGTTGCAGAAATTGAGCCTTGTAAAATAAATCACTGGTGATATCACCATCCGGTTCGGTTTCAAAATACCGGTAAGTGCAAACGAAATCAGTTTTGTACATGAATGTATAATAAAATAAATGATTTGTATTTAATATTGTTACAAATCGTTAATTAAGTATTGAAAATTTATTCATTGATAACACATTGTCGGGTTGAAGATCCGCCCCGAACCCATCCATCATGTGCGACACTTTCAACTAAATTGGCTGGATTTGTGATGGTTGAAGCTATAGTCGGTATAAGGGGATAGTTACTGGACACCTCTTGTTCAGATAATAAGTTTACACTTCGTTTGTTTGTTAAATAATCCCCCTGTTGAAGTTGTGATTCTAAATAAGGATTAGATGGTCCACGTCCCATAAATGGAACCGTGGCAAATGGACGTTGTAACAAACTGATGCGGCAGCGGGGATGAGTGAGTTCACTACCGCCGATAAGTAGTTGTGAGTTTTGGTCAATATTACATCCACCAATACCGGTTTGATGTCCTCCTTTGTAATTGATGCTGGGTTGACTGGTTGCAAATTCAATGGGTCGTTTCATGGTGCAGTCATTAGAAAAATAATTTTGCAACATATAGTTTGCTGCCTCAACATTTTGAATGCCTCGTTGTCCTAAACTGCATTCGTCTTCCCCAATGCGTGACAAATTATTGAATCCGTAATCTTTGATAAATGCAGACATTTAAGTAAATAATTTATATATAAAACCGATATAAATTATTTTATAGTTTAAGACGGTTTTTATTGAAATAAAATGAAAAGATGTGAATGGTTCATTTATCTAGTACACGCGTCAATATTGCCTTCTTTGCACGAAATCATTGAGCCATAACAAAAATTTGCGAACGCTTGTTGATCATTGGGTATCTTGGTGTTTGGTGTTGCAAAAAATGGTCGCATAGAGTTGTTGAATTCTAAATTGTCGCTTAAGTCACTAGATATTTGTGTTTTTAGTTTAGATTGAGAAACAGTTGTATTATCAATGAGATTTGATACATCCATGTTGTTCACAACAAAATTCAAAGCAGACTTGTTTATGTCACGTTCAACACTGGGATTGAATGCGGGTTCAGCTGGAGGACGGTTTGGTCTATCTTTTATGTCAGTGAGAAGAACATTCATAAGGGGGTCTTTTGTGGTGGGAGATTGAAACGTCAACGGAGATTGTGCAGTGCGTGGTTGTTTGATACGTTTACCAGTTGAGTAACTTGCATAGTTTAGTGAATCAGGAGTGTGATTAACAAATCCTTCAGTTTTCGCAATAATGAAATTACTCAAGAGTGCAACGATTCCTAAAGAAACCAGCCCCAGAATGATTATGTTGTAAGACATGGTTGTAAAATAACCTAACATGGAAAGTGCTATTATGAATCGGCTAATTGCATTTAACTGTTGTTCTTTTGTCATTCCATTTTTGGGAATAATGTCAAAAATATAGTCCTTTTTTAAGAGAATTGATGGATCTTGCAACCAGAATGCGGACATTCAAATTATTTATATATAGATACATTATTCATTTTTTATTTTTTGATTTTTTTTTCGGTATTAAATGTGTTTGATTGGTTGCTGCATCAGGCGTAGATGCTGGTTGAGATTTTTTTACATTTTCAGAACCACTATTGCTTAAAGGGGGTTGTGGCTGTGGTTGTGATTGTGATTGTTCAGTGCGTCGTTGTTGTAACTTTTGTTGCAGTCTCTCTTTCATTTGTGCACTTTTAATGTTTTTATTTAATTGACTTTGCATTGCTCCCATGTTCATTTTTTGTTTTCCAGAAAGACCCATGCTTGATGCCATTTTTGCAAAGTCCATTGCATCTTCCATTCCGCCCATGCTACTCATTTTTTTGAAAAAGTTGCTCATGTTGTTTACTCCTGGCATTTTTTTCATTTTTTGCATCAACTCGCTTGCTTCTTGCATGATTTCACTTTCTTTTATTTCCCCTGATTTCAATTTGGAGTCTAATTTGTGCCCAACATTTTTCACAATTCCCATCAATTTTCCAGGATTCTTGAATAAATTTTGAAACACTGACCGAACTGAAGTTTCATCAGTTATATCCACGTTTAATTCTGCTGCAGTTTCTTCAGCAATTTCTTTAGCCAAACTACCAATTTTTCCTCCAAGAAGAGAGTTCAAATGGTCATGCATGGCATTTGGATCAAATGTGCCATCGGATGAAGGATACTCGGCTGATTCTGAATTAGTGTCTTGTTCTTGTTTATGACTAGGTTCGTCTTCCTTAAAAACAGTTTGCATTTGTTCCATGACTTCTTCCAATTTAGATTTCAAAACAGTTTCGTCAATTGCTTCAAACAATTTGGCAGCATCTCCAAATATGGAGGTATCTGATAAATTTGAAACAACCGAAAACATAACTAACTGCAAATATTTCCATATAGCATTTTTGGTTGCATCGCTGATATCTGGCATTTCCCACAAAGGTTTGAAGTTTAATCCGGGCAACAACTCAATCGGTTCTGCAAATAAAATAGAATCATTACGATAAAGCACATTGAAAAAATGTGGAGCATACACTTTTCTGCAATGGTTGAAGACGTCGTCAATTTTCATACAGTTGATTCGGTTGCATTCATCCGTGTATTCTGGAAAAACAGTAGATACGTCTGTGATAAAATCACAAATAATTTTTTGAAATTCTGGTAAAGCATTCATTAATGGATTTTTATGATTATTAAAATGGTTTTGTTTAAATCAATATTTTAAGATACATATTTTGGGTTTGAATGCTTATTGTTTTAATTCCATCAAATATTTTTTTAAATCATCCTTCATGGTTTGATTTATTGATTCATCCGTCATGGTTTTATTTATTGATTCATCTGACCCAACATCAATGCATGAAGGGGCACTGTTTATGTTTTTTTGAGAATGAATGTCTCTAAATAATTCTTCATATTTTTGCTGTGGTCGTTTGATCAAGTCTTTTGTTTTAGGTATTGTCAAGTTTTCTTTTAAAAAATCATACAACTTATGAAAAATGAAAATTATTATGATGGATGTTATTGAAATTTTTAATACCCAAAACATATTTGTTATTATTAAATCAACACATAGTTTTTGAACGTTTGAAACGTATAGTAGTGAAAGATATAAATTAATAAACAATTTAAAACTATCGTCTTTTGAAGGTTCATCAAATGCCCAAATCAGCTCAAACTTCATTCATTATTGTGGAACGCGATGGCAAATTGCAGGTTTCTTTCATGAAAAATTACTCTGCAGATGAGATACGTAAACAATGCAAATGCAAACCCTCTTCTAATTTTGAATTACAAGCAGAGTGGGCTTATTCCGGAGCAGACATGGAAAAATTTATTGTTGAATTATGGGGTCATGAAAATGGAGTCGCAGGTAATGAAAATAAATATGAGTTTCCGCCTCCTGTTGACACCACTTTGTTTTTTGGATCATGCGCGCTTGTAGCAAAAAACATGAACTCATCTCCCATCAATCTTACCATTGAAAAATGGGAAGTAATGTATGATTTTTTGTTTGGAGGATTTGATGCTGTTACAAGTGGTGATGATTATGAAGATGATGATGAAATACCGGCATCATTGAAAACAAAGGACGGTTACTTGAAAGACGGATTTGTTGTGGACAACGATGACGAGGAAGAAGATGAAGAAACTTCCACTCAAGACAGCGATGAAGACATATCATCCGCTGAAGAAGAAGATGAAGATGAAGAAGAAGATGAGGATGTAAGCGATTTTGAAGAAGAAAAATCAAGCGAAGATGAAGAGTATGACCACGAAAATTCAAAAAAAAAAAAAAACTTCAAAAATTTGAAAAAACACCCCAAAAAAAAGATATCAAAACAGCATTTAGATAGTATAATAGTGAACACCGCTTTTGAACTGGTGGAAGAACCATATGAGTATTTTGATGATATAAAATTGATATAAACAATAATCAACAATTAATTCATTCAAATTGAATGTCCTACTATACTGAACTTTCAAATATTAATTCAACTTCAAATGTCATTTCTTTTGAATTACTTTTTGATAATAAAAAATCAGATGTAATCATTTCACACACACTGCATAATCATTTGTGTGAGATGAAGGAACAAATAAAAGAATGTGGTGAAGATGCTTGGGACAACATGAAAAAATTCACAAATCCATATGAGTTTATACACACATCTATTCCAAATTCAAAATGCAATTCAATCAGTAAACTTAAACCATTATCCCGTTCGTTTTACAAATTAATTGAGCTTGAACATATGTTTGACTTAGTGAACTTGCCCAATCGGATCAAATCATTTCATTTGGCGGAAGGTCCGGGAGGATTCATTGAAGCATTAATGCACATACGATCCAAAAACATTCATCAAGAAAATGATCTCTACTATGGTATGACTCTGATAAATTCAGATGCATCTTGTCCGGGCTGGAAAAAAAGCAAATCTTTTTTGGATTTACACCGGAATCAACTGCACATTGAAAATGGGGTGGATGGAACAGGAAATATCATTTCACAAAAAAACTTTCAAGAATGCATTGCAACCCATAAAAATGAACATAATTTCATAACAGCTGATGGTGGGTTTGATTTTTCTTGTGACTTCAACAATCAAGAAACAATGATGATGCGGTTGTTGATATCAGAAATGGCATTCGCGTTGGCACTACAAAAACATCGTGGAAATTTTGTGTTGAAAATATTTGATACATTCACAAAACCAACAATAGATGTCTTGTACATTTTGTCTAATTTTTATGAAAAAATATACATATCAAAACCATGCACCAGTCGCTACGCAAACTCAGAGCGTTATGTTGTTTGTAAATCGTTTAAACCAACCACAACCCCGGACAATATAATAAATGATTTAAGCGAATTGTTGAAAACTATAGAAACGAGTTCTCCAACCTCTACCATCGTATCATTACTTCCCATTCAACACGACATTTATTTTTTAAACAAAATTGAAGAGTGTAATGCAATTATTGGACAACAACAAATGGAAACAATTTGTTATACCATCAACCTAATAACTAATAAAAATAATGAAAAACTTGAATCAATGAAACGCAACAATCTTGTGAAATGCATAAATTGGTGTGAAAAACATTCCATCCCGCATAATAAAATGCTGAATCAAAGTAATATATTTTTAAACAGTTATTAATTAAGTATTAATTAGTTTAAATGTTTGGTGTACCAATCATTGAAATGCAATCCGCAATAGATTTGTTCAACAAACATTTACGGAAAAAAAAAGAGAGATTTGAAACTATTTTAGAACCATTACAGGCTGTGGTTCAAATTGCGTTACTCGCATTTTATCCAATTGGAACAAAAATTACAATAAAAAACAATATTTTGTTATTGCAACCTCCCGCATATTCACAATCTCTTGTAAGATGGTACAACAATGATGCACAAGAAGATTTGTACTATTTGTTCAACGTTTTTACAAGATTCAAAAAATTTTACAAAAACTTAAAAACATCAGAAAAGGAGTCAATTGATTATCGCATCTACTCAATTTTGAATGATCTCTCAATTATTGGTATCAATAATTTGATAAGAACATACAATCAAACGGAAAAACCACACATTCTTAAAACATTGTCCATGTTTAAATTTATATTATCCGAAGATCAAGAACTCAACTTCAACACAAAAACATTGAATGAAGATTATGATACTTCAAACACAGTTGATGACATATTCATAAAAATAGTTGATGTATACACCGATGAAATAAAGCACATAATTTTCAACGTATTACAGTTGATCAAAAACAACGACTGCAATTATCAACCTTATGCTGAAGGATTGAATAAAATGCTGGAACCAACTTGCATCCAAATAAAAAAATGGATTGATGAACATATTGTTTATTAATTTTTTTTGTTCAATTGCATTTATTTACCGCTTAGATCAATCATTTTGACACTTGATTCCACCCATCGGTTAGTTTCCAAAGATCCTTTGATTCTTCGGTTGAATTCAGGAAACAAAATATTGATTTGTTGGGGCTCACCATTTGTAACATAACACTGTATTTGTTTCATGAGAGATTTAACTGCGGTGTGCTTGCAGGCAAACAACTTCAATTCAGACAATTTTTCTAAAATGGGACGCACTTGACTCTGTCGTTCATCCTTTGTTCTATCAGATGACATTTCGTTTTGTTTTGTTTTGATATAATATGTTATGAAAATATATTATATTAGTGTTTTTAAACTCTTCACGCATTTTTATTACGCAGCGGTTTAAATTTTAAAATATCAATTTCTTTTGAAGTGGTCGGAAAGCTATCCGATCCATAAACATCTTGCAATAGAAGCCATTCAAACATGCCCCCAAAGTAAACTTTCACGCTTTTAAACCCGAGCCCTGTTAATTGTTGATACTTTTTATATAAAGTGTCATCATTTGAATTTTTTCCATAAAGAATGATATCGCGATCTTTTTCGTTTGCATGCGACAACATTCCATTTATTGTTGATATTTCATCTTCAATCTTTAATGTTCCTTTGATCAAGCACGTTTGCATCGTGGGTGGCAGCGTGCTGATCAAATATGCGTGTGTTCCCGATCCGGAAGATTTACATAAATCTTGAATGTCTTCATAATTTACTTTCAGCACAGATGATATGTCCGATCCCATTTATTTATCATTTAGTTTTGTTTCTATTTTATTTAATTAATTTTTAACTACTTTTCAATTCATTTTTTTAATTGAATGATACTACAATTTCAACGGTTTCTTTTTTAATGCTTTTTGTTGCAGAAATGCTGAGTTCTTCTCTCTTTTTTCGGGTCTTGTTTTTGCATGGAATTGATTCACTTTCGTCTGTGAGGCCGTTTCTACGAGAAGTACTATTTCTTGTATTCATGTCATTTTCTATATCCGCGTAATTCTTTTCAATGTATGATAGTACCTTGTTTTCTATTGCCCATTTGAAAAAATTCATTTGACCAATTGTGGTTTGAATAACTGAATCTCCTTCATACGGCACGTTTATGCGATCCCATCTACAGAACGGGTCAAACCTTCTTTTGCTGTACGCCTTCAGTTTCAATTTGTAATCAAAATACACTTTGAACCGACGCCCATCTACCTCATATCCCGTAAAATATTTTTTTGCATAATTTGTGGCAAACCAGTCTATAATTCTGAGAGAAATGGGAGATTCTCCGTTAATAATTTTTAACATTTCTTTCAGGTTTGTATTGTTGTCATTTTTATAAAATTTAGTTAAATTGGTCATTAGCAATTCATTTTGTGTGTTGTAATTTGGACTTTGATTCATTCAATTATCAATTGTATAACCTTTTACGGAAAGTTTCGTTTAAACCATTATTTATTGTAATATTTGTAATATGTTTAACTAACTGAAAAAATAAAATATCACTCGTGATCTTTCGGATATGTTTTAATGAATATGCTTGTTGTCATGGGTGATACTAAAAAATTATATCATAACAATATATATAAATACAAAATGTATACCACGCTTCTAATTGGTTGGGCTATTTTATTTACCTTTTTGGGTTTTTACACGTGTTATCATTCCAAAAAAAAAGAAGGGTTTTTGTCTCCTTCCCAGTATGATGAAGCATTTTTTCCCATTTTGCATGATGGAAATAATTTGGTCATTGATCCCAAATTATCACACATACCAAAAAATGAATTGTTATTGAGATATCCTGTTTTTGACAATAGTTACGGACAATTTACAAACAATGTAAAATATTGGTCAACCCCCGATAATGGCAAATGTTCACCATCTGAGCTTTGCCAAACATTGTACAAAAATAAATATGTTAAGGGTGCTCCCATTCCGTCTCCCATGTCATTAAATGACAATGCCCGTCGGGTAAATTTTTACGCATCTCATAAAATGTCATGTCCCGATCTTCCTGAAGAAGATGTAGCTTACTGTTTGCATTTTGGACATAAAACAAATTCTCTATACTTATAATTTATTTGTCATTTTTGGGTGGTCTACCCATTTTTTTTTTAGGCAGAGGAGTTTCAACTTCTGGTTGCTCTTGAACCAATTTAATTTTGGTTATTTTTTTTTTATTTGCTGCGGTTGTTGTTGGTGCTGTTGCTGCGGTTGTTGTTGGTGCTGTTGCTGCGGTTGTTGTTGGTGCTGTTGCTGCGGTTGTTGTTGGTGCTGTTGCTGCGGTTGTTGCTGATTGTGGTTGTGGTTCAACAATTTCCATTTCTCCTTGCACCAACGCTTCCATTTGTTTTTCAAACGCGCTAGATGTTCCTAATAGACTTTTTACAACTTGTTCGGCATTTTCAATTGAACGTATTTTTTTAAAAACAAAGTATCGGTTATAAAACGAAATTTGTTTTTCAAAGTCTTTCATATTGGGAGCTTCCCCCACATCTACCGGAGTAATGGATTGTTGCTTCAATTTTTCATTCATTTGCAAATACAACTGCTCAAACATTCCGCTACCATTAGGAAGCTCCAAATATTTTACGGCATCTTCTGATGTAACCAGTTCAAACCCAAAATTTGTCAAAACTCGGGTTAAGTACTCAAAGTTTACCAAATACTCCCGAAACGTTTTGTTGATTGATTCTTGATACACGTCAATCCCATATCCAATACTGGATTCATCTGGATGAAATTCGGTTTGTGAATATGCTTTGTTGACTTGCCATACTCGGGTCCCACTGTTGTAGACTGCAATACCATCCCCTGATTCGTATTTTTTGAGTAAATTGAATATAGTTACACCATCATAAGTGGTTCCAATGAAGTAACCCCCAAGACGCGTGCACTCACACACATTTCTAAGAAAGTTGAATACATTTTCTTTTTTGTCAAACATGTAATGAATTGCAAACTGACACGATGATATATTGAATCCATTTTCTGCTTTTCCATATTGACGATAAACCCCTTCACCCAATACTGTTTTGTCCTTTGGACCATTGCCAAATATTGCGCGAGTTATTTGTTTGAATTTATCCCCATAAATTGCGGTGCCATCCCGAATGTTGAGTGAAGAATTTCCTTGCACAAACAATGCAGCTGGCATAATTTTGAATCGTTTGCAGTAATCCAAATAACGTGCGCATGCGCCATCAATTTGATTATGAATATTGTCTTTTGACAAGTCAATTCCAAACACGAATGATAAATTTGCATGAATCCATTTGGGGAAATCTCCTCCCTTTCCAGCTGCAAAATCAATCAATGTTTCTCCTCGTTTGCTCGCCCCCAATATTAATGACCGTTTTACAATCAAATTGTGAAAATCTCTCAAACCGCGGGTACTTCCACTTATGCTTGAATGGTTGTTGGTGTTGTAATATATATCGTCACTTTCTGCCAATTCTGGAATGTCAAGTCCAGTTGTCAACATTCTTTCTGTAACTGGAGAGTGGATGCTTTGCCAATTTGAATTTGCAACATGATACGCATTCCCGTAATTTTTTTGACCACTCCGGTACTCTTTTGTTTTATCGTATCGCATACGAATCGGTTTCCAACGAAACCGTTTATCCGGTTCTGTAATATCATACCCAAATTCAACAATGCTACCATCCTCAATCACTTCATTTTCATGAGTCATCATGACATTCCGTGCGCTAAATGAATCCGTTTTATACACAATGTTACAAATATGTGCTTCTGGATCAGATGGATTTGTGGGATAAAATGGTACTGGTTTGTATGAATTTTCTTGTCCACTTCCGCTCTTTGGAAGTTTACCCTGAATTACATCTTCGCATGGGTTAATATACCCATGTTTTTTTTCATCAAATCCAACCCGCAAAGTCAATGTTCCGTATTGAATGATTTGGTCATTTTTTGTCATGTCCACACCATCCTTGTAAATGCGCGTAGTTTTGGGATTTCCATTTGTGTCCTTATTGATAGTCACAAAAAAGTCAATGGTGTTTGCTTCAATCGGTTTCCATTTAAACGAATGCTGCCAAGTAATTCTTGATGTTGGACCCGTAACTTCACTTCCAGGATCTCCCCCAACCGGTGCATTTGCTGGAGTGAATATGATGCCATCTGTTTTGTACTCAATGCGTTCCATTTGACTCATCAAAGATGCACAACACCTGAATATGGACTGACTCTCATTGGTTTGTTTGAATCTTTTGCATTCTATTCTAATCGGAGCGGTTGTCGCCGTTTTCAAAACTGATGCTGGTTTTAAATCAGCAATAACTTCCACCAATAAAGGCAAACGAAAATTTGTGGCAACCCCTTCAAGTGATTCTGGTGCAAAGTGCAAGCCTCGCACATCTTTTTTCATTATGTAATACACATCAAAGGCCGCAAACAAGTTGATGTATCTCCCGTTTTTATCTTGCAAAATGTGTTCTCCATCTAGCAATGTGTTGAACACTTTTTGATTTCTTGTAACTGCTCCTGTAAACTGAACCTGCATATTAGTATCAATTAAATAAATTTTTCCAAGTGATGACACCATCAGTAACTTGCGAACTCCATCGGCTTTGTCAGTTATCGTGTAATTTTTTCTCACGTTCGGTGAAAGACAATTCTCTTGTGTTGGACACAAGTTTTCCAAGCGCAGTGTGAAAGAGGATGGGCCAATAAAACATTTCGGATTCAACTTCGTTTGCTCATCCTTGTTCAATAGAGTCAAATAATCACCCAATATGTCATTTCGTTCTTTCAGTCCCACTGGATAATTTGTGAATTGAAGCCCCGACATGATTATTTTTATGCAAGCACGCATAGCAGTCGCTATTTTGCTGGTTGTATTGAACGGCGTTCCTTGACCAATCAAATCATTTTTTGCTTCAATCTCTATTTCATATTTGCAATTGGTTTCATTTACATGTGACTCCGCAAAAGTAAGTGTGGGAATCATTCGTTTTTCTTTGCTCTCGTGATCTCGGCGAGATTCTTTTACAATACTCATGTCTATTTTGAAAGGAAACAACGGATTATAAAGGGTACTTCTGTTCATGTAACGAAATGTTTTGCGATTCTTTTTCCAATTTGTTGTTAGTACTTTTGCACTTGTTGAGGACTCTGTGAATTGTTTTTCTTTTTGCAACGACACTTTAAAACCAAAATCCTCATAATTCACATGTGAAATTCTCTTTCCATCTGAATATGGTGACTTTTGAATGAACATGGCATTTACACCGTTCAGTGTGTTGGTTTTACAATACTGTTGAATATCATGAAGGCCATAAATTTCAGTGCGAATATTTGAAATCATTGATTCATCCTTTTCCACAATTTCTGAACTAATCTTTAAAATATAGTCATCCATTTTTTCAAGACCAAACCCGGACGATACCAGCACTTTAACAACATTATCAAATTCTATTTTGGTAATTTGTTCTGTGTGTTTGCCAGTTCCAAACCGAACTTCTAATTCCAATGATCCATCTCGTGTGTCCAACAACCCGCTTAAATATGAATCAATTACGTCATCAAACCCTTGAGTGGAATCTTTTTGTTTATGCATTGAAAACTATACAAGTATGTGTGTGCTGTATAATAAAAGAGCATATTATTTAATTCAATTTTAATTATATAACAACCCTATTGTATTGTTCTCTCAAAAAAACATGATAAGTTGAAGGTATATACGAAATAAATGAAAACTTTACAACAATGTCATTTTTTTTGCGATCAAATCATACAAGTCTTGTTTTTTCGCATGTTCAACCATTTTTATATTCAACATTTTGCAAATATCAATCAGTTTTGAAACAGTATATGAAGACACTGATTTTATTGGCTTGGCAGCATTCTCAATTTTGTAATATTTATCACACACTGCCGTATATTCTTCATTAGTTATCTCTATCATGTACCGGGTAGTTTTAGTTTTGTGTTCTATCAAATGTATTTTTTTATCACTCACCGCTTCATTCATCATGTCCAAATAAACATTGTTTTCTGAATTCACATAAACCGCATTCAGCTTGTTTAAAGACATCAATACTTGAAACGCTTGCAATGAAATTTTTTCACACATTATTTCATTTTCAATGGTTGCTCTTGTAAATTTTATCCCAGTTGATTCCTTGAGTTCCTTGTGTTTTTCTCTCAACAACATTATTTGGTCCCTTTTTTCATTTTGTTCAATCAAAAAAGGTGTTGTTATTTGTTGATACTTGAACGTTCCATATTTCATGATATAATAACACCAAAACAAAAAATCTTCTTGTTTTTTTTCATGGTAAAAATCTTTGGGCTTTTCTTTTTCTTTTTCTTTTTTTAGCTTAAATTGGATACTGTCCTGTAACATATATTTGCGCAAATCTATTAAATCATCACTGAGTTTTAACATTTTTGTTGAAATTGCATTATCATTTGTGGTTTTCTTTATATATGTTTTATACATCATTTGCCTCTCTTGCAATCCGCCTTATAAAGCATTTTTTAAATCATATTAAAGAATTTACTCTTATACAATCCATATGAAAAAAGAATGCATGCTCCCTCATTTATAACAAATTTGCAAATTTTTTATGAAAATCGGGTTCATAATAAATTCTCAGCAGACCTTTACGCGATAATTCCTAAGGGAATAAAAACAGTACTCTGGTTCACCAATAGTAAATGCATTTGTTTTAAAATTGCAAAACGTCCATCCACCTCAAATCAGCATGACCTGGTTTCTTATGAAAAAGGATACTTCATCCCAATTCCATTTTCAAACAAAGACATATACAACGATAATGGAACTGTGCTTTATGGCACAATTGTTTTTGAAAAAGACTCAACCATATTCAAACGATTCAGTGTTGAGAACATTTATTATTTTTGTGGAATAAAACAAGAACCAAACGGAAATTTGATGCGGTACAAGCAGTTTTTTGAATATTATTCAAAATATGGAATTGAAACCCAGATTCAACTGTTTATTCCAATTATGCATACAAAATATGAACACGCAATGAACGAATTGAAACAAGTGAAAAGTTACACTGTTTTCTCTATACAACATCGGTTTTTGAACAAGAATCCAACCGAATTCAAAAACATATTGATTAACTCATGTGATCAAGCCATCACCAATGTAACCGTAACACCTAAAAAAACATTAAGTGCAAATGTTGCTTTCAAACTTCCAACCCAGTCCAAAATTTTTTCACAAAATTTTTATCTTCGTGCAGACACTCAAAATGACATTTATCATATTCTTAACAATCCGGAAGAACCCATTACTAACAAAACAATGATTGCACACATTCCAAATTATACTACCAGCGTTATGATGAATTCTTTATTTCGTAACATAAAGGAAAATAAAAATTTGGATGCATTAGAAGAAAGTGATGATGAATACGAAGAATCAACCAAATTGGTTGACCTTGACAAATGCCTTCCAATGAAATGCAGTTTTAATTCGCGCTTCAAACGGTGGCAACCACTCGCACTTGTATCGGAAATTGAATAAATTCACTTGACGCATGCACGGATGTAAATAAAATGTTTATATTATATATCCTTTTGGCATTTTCTCTCGGTTCCGTTTAACACAATATCATATGAAGCTGGAATTTTTTATTTTTTGCGTAACTGCTTTTTTAATATTAAACACTTATTATGACGGAAAGTACTTGAAACTTTTTCATTCTTGGCAAAAAGAAATTAAGATGACTACTTTTGCACTTGTTGGATTCTCTCTTTACATTTACTTGAAAAAAAATCCTGGACAATCTCAAACCATCATGTCACATGCAAATGATATCATCCGATACATGCCAATCAGCCGTTCATCCGCTGACATGCTATCACCATTTGTTGACTTTGCAAATAAAAAATCATTTTTCAATGAAAAAGAAGCAGAGGTTGATGTTGGAATATCCAGACATGAAGCACGAATCCTATCATCCGGAAGAAATAACGCAACTAAACGCAGCGTTAGTGAAACCAAAAAAAAATTTGTTGCGGCCCAACAGTCCTGGAAATGTGGACACTGTTCGCGACAGTTACCAGCGTGGTACGAAGTAGATCATATCGTGCGACTTGAACATGGCGGATCTAATAATGTGGACAACTTGGTCGCGCTTTGTCGCGATTGTCATGGTAAAAAAACCGCAATTGAAACATTTTAAAAAATATATATTTAGTTAAATATTCATAAGTATATAGATTGATTTTGCAACTTTTAAATATAATTAAATGTATAATTATCAATTTTAAATGCAAAATATAGTGTCGCCGAAACCAGTAGCAGATGAATCCGATTCCATTGATAAGTTAGTATGGTTCATATGGTTGGGTGCAATAGCTACAATTATTTATGCCTATATTTTTGGAACAACCACTTATGGATTGAGTAAAGCAGGCATTGAAGTAAATAAAGACATTGATTTGGAAACAGGGTCATATGCTGTCAACGTTGGAAACCAAGTAGCTTTTATTATCTCCATGGTTTTTATTTATTATGTAATGTCTAAAAGCTATTTGGCATACAAATACAATAACATGAAAATCAACGCACCCATTACTAACCTCTCAACTATCATCACCGTAATTGTTTCCTTGATACTTTGTGTCGGGTCTATTCTTTTATCAACGCGTACTGACTGGCATTGGAGTGACTTGTCAAGAACATCATCAGAAAAAAAATTGGACAAAAGCGGCCCCTTAGTATGGGGGACACAAACAACTGTAATCTCAAGTAGTTTATTAATTTCATTTTGTTTGTTTGGTTTTACAAGTTATAATCTTTGGAGAAAATTACAAAATAAGCCAACATCACATTGGTCTTATTATTACTACTATGAGGTATTACTTATATTCCTTCCTCTAATTCTTAGTTGGGTTTATGTAGCAGCTACTAATTTTGAATGGTTGATCCAAGGCACTATCGCGATATCAACCATACTGGCTACATGTTTTTTAGTGTATAACATTTTTTGGTTATGGTATAGAAAACAAGACCTGCCGAATTGGAAGACCGTACTGTATAACATCTGGATATTGTCTCCCATATATCTTTATTATGCGTATGTGAAAAACACAAATTTATTTGACATTTCAAAAAAGGTTTTATACTATATTTTGCTTATTTATCTTGCAATTATTGGAATTTTTATTTTCAAATTCAATAAACCTGTAAAACTTTGCAAAGAAGAAGATTGGACCTCTTGTTTCAACTTAAATAACATATCAAATATTTCACATGTTGCCACATTCAACTGGTTATTTGTGTGTTTGATAATTAGCAGTTGCATCAACTGTATTAACTTTATTATTCAACTTTTCAGTGGCGGCATTGGTGAAGGGAAAGTGGAGACTTTTTTGAAACTAATTTCATTTCCGTTTTATTGGTTGGTAACTACTGTAATGCAAAATCCATTGACAATGATATTATTATTCATATTTATATCTTTTGTTGCGGTCTGGATAAATAAAAACAATTTTGATTTGAAACAGTTCATTATTGATCAAAAAGGTTTTGCTATTATGTCAGTAACCATTTTATTGGGACTTATCGTGATGTTTGGTAGAGGTTTAAAAAACAATAATCCAACATCAACCTTAGAATTCATAAAAAAACCTCTACTATTGTTTGCAGCAATTACTGTTGTTATTGGAATTCTGATTTATTTATTGACTTCAAAATCAAAATTGATTGATGTTGCAACAGTTTTACAATACTTCATATACGCTTTGATTTTTATGGGTATGATTGCAGTTATCATTGTTTCAATACGCACTATTTTTTCAAATTCGCGCAAAATGGGAGACACAATGTTTCAAACCAGTGAAAATTCAAATTGGGTGATAAACATTTTGAAACTGATTGGAAATGCATTAATCTATATTCCATGTCTCTTGATAGATTTTGTGGAAATGATCAAAGAACAATACAAGATAACAACTAGCTCAATGATTCTAATACTTGTTCTCCAAATCTTATTCATCATTTTTGGATACGCGTTGCCAATTTTGTTTTCAAAAGCGATCAACCATTTAGGTGTTCAAGTTTTGTCATTTCCAGAAACATTGAAAACTGAAACAACGCTAGATTCAAGCATCATATTTATTGATCCAGTTTTTACAAATGATGATGTAACTGTAAACGAAAACAAAGATGATAAAAAAGCTTGTGAAGAAAAAAACCCTAAAACAGATAATGAACAACTTGATAAAACAGTTGAACGATTGGAACAGATCAAAGAGTGTATGAATGAAAAAAAAGAAACACGAAATAGAGATAAAATTGCAAAACAAAAGACAAGTGACCGCATAGCTGAATGGTTTAAATCCGATCCAAGCAACAAAACCATTCAATTACACCGTTATAATTGGGGTATTTCAATGTGGTTTTACATTCGCAGTTCAGGTTCAAATGCAACTGCGAACGTGTTTTCTTTGGAAGGACAAAACCAAAACAAGGTGGTAACAGTTTTATACGATAATAACACCAATGCAATCAGTGTTAATGGTGATACACTAACGGGGGTTCATTTACACAAATGGAATAACCTGGTGATAAATTTTGATAAAGGAAAAATTGATGTTTTCATCAATGGAAAATTACTTTCCACATCAAATGATGCACGTACCGAATCAAATAACATAGCTCTCAATATGAAAATTGGCAGTAAATCTATTCGTGGAGAAATATGTAATATCATCATACACAAAGAGAACTTTACAAAATCACAGATCAACTGGATATATGACTCAAACAAATTGTTTAATCCTCCAGTTGTTGGCATAAATTTTTCTGAAAATGATTCCACTACTCCAAAATTATCTGGTATGTACATCGGGATGATATTTGGAATTTTGATTGGTGCAATACTTGGATGCATATTCAATGCAATGGTTGATAAATTTTATGGAGCTATCATGGGGGCGATACTGTTTGGAGCAATTGGCGCAGTGTTGGGTTATTTATTTTGGTGGGAAGATGGAATTTTTGCAAATGTATTCAACGCTGTTGCGGACGTGTTTGTCAATACGTTTTGACATTCTGACATATTGTTTTAATAATTAATATATAGTAATTATAAAAATGAAAATTTTAGCAGTTGTAATATTTATTATTCTGATTGTTTTGATTTACGTGCTTTATAAATTATTAAGCAAGACAACAACCAAAATTTCAGGATTCAGTGATGCAAGTACCACAATAACTGGTGCCTCTCAACCAAAAACTCAAAATAATGCATTTTCATTTTGGTTTTACATATCCAGTTGGACGTCGGGTCCTAAAGACCCATTAATTCAGTTGAATCAGGGGACAGCTTCTTATATGTCCGCAAAATTAGATACAGCTAATAATACTCTTATTATAGAAATAAAATCCACCACCTCCTCCTCCTCCTCCCCAGTTGCGACCGTGACTATAACCGATATAAGACTCCAAAAATGGAACCATATTATTATAAGCGTGAACGGGAATGTGGTTGATGTGTATTTGGATGGGAAATTAGTTAAAACTCAAATTGCAAGTGCTATTCCAAGTACCACTTCTGGCAATTTTGATCCAAAAATCGGTGGTGCTGGTAATAAAGGGTTCATATCAAGTGCTTTGTATAAAAATGATTATATTACGCCAGAAGAAGCATGGAATATTTACAGTATGGGCTACACTGGTGCTGGTTTATTTGATTTTGTCAACCGTTACAAGTTAAATTTCAGTATAACAAAAGATGATCAAGAAGCAGTGTCATTCTCGGTTTAAACATTTTTTCAAAAATAAATTGTATTAATTATATAATAATTATATAAAACAAAACAAGACCAAGAAACAAAATATGAATGCACCGGTAAATGCCAACAATGCTATCGGAAATTTAGGAAATATCATACAACAACCAATAGCAACATTGAAAGATTTTAAATCACCGGATGTGGTGAATGGTTCCTCGTCTTTTTTGGATTCCAACAGTTATGTAGCCAAAACATGTTTTTTAATATTAGTAGTAATTTTGTTTGTTTATTTTTTAAGGATGTGTATAGCCATTCTTGGATATTTTTTTAAGCCCGACCAGAGTCCGTATATAATAGACGGAACCCTTGATGGGAATAATGGAGGCGTTGTAATAGAACAAAACCCGTCAGCCAGTGGGGCAATTACCATCCTAAGATCAGTGAATGATTATGGTGGGATTGGAATAACATGGTCAGTGTGGTTGAATATAAAACAAACTAATACGACGAATGCTATGAACTATTACCATGTGTTTAATAAAGGAAGTAATAATGTGGGGAACGATGGAATCATGAATCCAAATAATGCCCCTGGATTGTATTTGAAATCCGATTATTCGGGAATTCGTGTTTATATGAGTACTTATACAAAGTATGATAACCACATAGAGGTAGATAATATTCCAATTAAAAAATGGTTCAATGTTATTATAAGGGTAACAAACACGGTGGTTGATGTTTTCATAAATGGCGTTCTAACCAAAAGATTTGATGGGGGAATTCCTTTTCAAAATTATGGGAACATTAATGTGCTGCAAAATAACGGGTTCAATGGGCTGATGTCTAGTTTGCGTTATTACAATCGTTCGCTGGGAACTCGTGAAATATTAGATATCGTAAATGATGGGCCGAATTTGAAGATGGTTGGAAAAGATGTGAATTTTGGTGTGATAGACTACTTGTCACAACGATGGTTTCACGCAAATTGGGTATGATTTATAAAATGCATAAAAATATAAAAATATAAAAACAACGTTTGAATTGTTTTTATGTTGGTTGCATCAAAGCAAAAATGCAAATGGTTGAGCCAGGAGTACGAATTCTTGAAAAGTATGTACTAGAAAACTTCATTGGATCGGGAGCATTTGGAGAAGTGTGGTGTGGGCGTAGTTTGATAACCGGAGAGTTGGTTGCAATAAAAATGGAAAACATTCAAGACAATCCAGCACCCACGCTTCGGCACGAGTGCAAAGTGTTACAATTGTTTCAAGGGGTGCATGGTTTTCCTCGTTTACGCTATTTTTGTCAAAAGGATGATATGAACCGAATTTTCATGGTTTTGGATTTACTTGGTCCTTCTTTAGAATCGGTGGCAACTTCACCCCGGTTCAGCCGTAATCATGAAACGCCAATTGATAATGCGTATCATGCTGCATTTATTTCTGAAATTGGACGTCAAATGCTGGAACGATTAAGTTCACTTCACAAGAATGGGTTGATTCATCAAGATGTAAAGCCTGAAAATTTTTTATTTTCTCGTGATCCGGAATTAAATTTGTCGGTAACATTCTCCCCAAATGCAAATACCCCGACACCCGTTCCGCGGTTGTATTTGATTGATTTCGGAATGACAAAACGCATCAAGCACGAGGACGAGATGATACCCAAATCCAAATCCAAATCATTGATTGGAAGTGCAAGGTACGCAAGCATTGCTTCCCATGCAAGAACCCCTTTGAGTCCGAAAGATGATCTTATTTCAATGATGTATGCATTGATATATTTAGCAAATGGGGGGGAGCTGCCATGGATGGATTGCTCACATGATGAAATTTATAGTATCAAAATGAAGATGACCCCTCCTGAATTGTGCAGCAAACTGTCAATTCACCATGCAAGCAAATGGACCAAAATTTTAGAAATTCTTTACAATTTGACTTCAAAAAATGTCATTAACTATGATGAAATAAAACGGCTTATGTGATTATGTGATTATGTGATTGTGTGAGTATACTTATACTCTTAACCTGGGATTAATACAGAGAGATTCGGTTGGATAAATGTTACCCGACATGCAAACATCATTCTCTCCAATATTTATGCAACTTCTAAACCCACGATCTTGACCGATGTAACAATATCCAGCCCCAGACCCTTTAGAACGCACACCACGTTGTGTTCTGCTCATGGAATCGTCTGGTAGCGGGATGTCTTTTTTCAGATTGGAAACTACATTATCAATTTGGATGGGGGGGTCCTCTATTTGTTTTTTTTCAATGGTTTTTTGAAGCACATCAATACCACTAGTGGCTGCACCACTGGTTACATCAACTATGCCTTTAGCCCCAGATGCGCTGATGTCTATGGTTTTTTTTGCAGTGTCTGCCGCGGTGTTTCCTAAAATTCGTGCCACTTCACGAAACGGTTTCCCAAAAGTTTCACCAAACCATTCAGTGAAGTCATCTAAATAAGTAAAAACGTTGAATCCAATTAACGCCAACAGCAGTATCACCAATACAACTCGCATTAAAAACGTCCCACTACTGGATTCTTGCGTAACTAGGGCGGTTGCAGTGGTGGTGGAATAATTAGTAGCTGGTTCAATGTTCATTTGTGATGTGTGATTTGTAAATATATTATATTTAAATAATATAAATTTATATCTTCCACATACCACATATACTACTCATCGGAATCACCTCATGCATTTTTATGGATTGGTTTTCACCATGCAGTACGGAAATTCGCACATAACAACAGGGACCACAATCATACCCACAACCACAATCACACCCACAACCACAACCACAACCACCGCCACAACAAATTCCTTCAAAAATTAACTTGTGCGAATTATTGTATTCATTGTGTTTAGTTTTTCAATTTTTTGTATCGTTTTCTCCAAATCACAATTCGCCGCCGTATTCACAGAATCTAACAAGTAATTTGTTTTAGGGGCAACCTCGTTTTTTTTTACTTGTTTGTATATAGTGTCAATCTTTTTAACAACTATTTCAATCAATTCCTTGTTAGAGACAATCTCTTGATCCATTACCACCGGTTCGGTCAACAAACAGATCGCAAAATAAATTAAATACCGTCGTTTTTTTTTAACACCATCCAGGTACCTTAAACAATACAGTTTCAATAAACAGTGTGTTATTTTATCAAGCGACGGACACTCTTTTTTTTTTACTTCTTTCATTATCAATTCCCAGACAATCCAAATTGGATCCATTTGGAATTTTGATTCAACTTGAGCAAAACTTCTCCGTTCCGACATGCATTTTTGTTTTCGTAATTTGCAGATGTGTTCAAATTCCATGATCCATTCAAGCCAATAAGAAGCCAATAAACTATTCTTTGAATCATTTGAAATGTGATACGCAAATTCATTTATGGAAATGAACAATTCTTTTGGATCTCCTGACAAAAACACATCCGATGCATATGACACATTTGGGGCTTTCAGTTTATCCGCTATTACGGTGCCATCAAAATCCGACTTGCACACTTTAACTCCTTCCAATGAATGTTTTTTTTTTGAAGTGCATAGAACACACACTATTTCAGCAAACAGGGTTCGGATTTTGGCGTTGTTTCTCATTCTTAATTCATTTCCTATGTACCCGTTCATCACAATTTCTTTGAAAACATCATATCGTAAACTTAAATAAATGCACAGTTTGGGGTTTGCTAAATGCACGTGTTTTCCAATAAATGTCAGAACGATTTCCCACAATTCTTGATAATGACCCGCACATATCAACTCAGCACTCCAATAACAAGCCGGCTCTATTTTACCATTTTTTAGGGTGTTCAACAACTCCTTTCTAACATCCGGTTTTCTAAACTTTGAAAATGTTATCCCCTTGAAATCACTTGCACTCCGAATGTCATTTATTTCATGTTCATTCATTTACTTTATTATCTTCACATGTTAAAAAAAAACATATAAAACTAATATATCAATATTACCAAAAATGTTTAACTTTGCCAATTTAATACAATATTTACAACAGTCCATTCAGAATAACATTTGGCTTGGAATCATTTTATTTGCTACTGCTATGACGCTTCTCATCACTGCTCACCACAATTTAAAATTGATTACCGTGGAACCACGTGTATCACTTGAAAACCCCACTTCATCCACTTCATCCACTTAATTACTTACAACGGTGCATGGAATCCTATGTTTTCCGGCCAAACACACCATCGGAACGTTCGGATAGTTGCGGTGATTACCATGCCCCGCATAGTTTGACCTGAACGCTTCTATCACTCCGCCACAACAATAACCCACCGCTACAATCCCAACCATGACAACCGTTACGGTTATGATTTCCTTTGTTCTCATTAGATATTGTTAAATCTCAAATAGTGTGATATACATTTAACAATATTTTTTTGAAGGTCACCGCTGGTTCAACGAACGTATTTCCCAGCACGAGCAAATGAGTCAACCACAAAAATTATAAATATACCCAAAAAACAATACAACACCAATTCTTCAACTACACTGTCCGTTCTCTCGTCCTTCTGACTTTCCAGCAAAGAAATAATGTGATCCAACTTTTGTAACAGTAAATCTTTATTTTCTGCATCATTTGATGCTTGAAAAACCGAAGACATGTATTGAGGGTATTTCACATTTGAAATGGAAAACCCCTCTTTAGATGATCCCGGATTCAATTTCCCGTTCAATTCGTCCCCAGAATAAGGCAACACGTTGTTGTTCCCGTTCCCAAATACTGGAATTGGACTTGTTTGAAACTGTTTTTCAATGGCGTTGTTTATTTCTACATCACAATCGCCATCGCTGTCATCACAGTTGTGCATTCGTTGAATCGCTTCTTCCAACTGGTTGTTTTTATTCTGGTTGTTATTATTGTTATTATTGTTATTATTGTTATTATTGTTGTGTTTGTCATTGCCATTGTCATGTTTGCCTTGAACCTGCGTTGATTGTTTTGATCTCAATGTTTTTTGATTTGTCCTTAATGTTCTTTTTTGTTGCGGATTCGGTTTTTCATCTTCTTCACCATAAACTGAATACTGTAAATGTCCTGACATATATTCCTAATAAATCTTCCTAATAATTTAAGATATAATATTTTGGTAGAATTATCTTATACTTTAGTCCAGGTTCAACAATTGATCAATCTATATTTTTTTGTTGATATTATATATCAATATAGTATCAATAGGCATCAATTATGTATCCATTTGATTTGATTTTGAAATGGACAACTTATGCAATCAATCGTTTGAATAATAGTTTGTTTTTTGCCGGAGTAGTCATGATCATGCTAAACATTGGATCGCGTTACATTGAACTCAAACTTGACCCATCTACCGAAAATTTTTTGAAAACTGCATTAAGCAAAGAATTACTTGTTTTTTCGGTGTGTTGGATGGGAACCCGCGATTTGATTGTTGCATTGGTATTGACCGCTGTTTTTGTTGTTTTAGCCGACTATGGACTGAACGCAAACAGCAGTTGTTGCATTATGCCCGAAAAATATCGCATCATCTCAACCAGTTGCACCAACAACAACACCCCCTCCACACTTCCAGGAGGCGCAGCCGTTGGTGGAATCTCTAAATCCGGACACGGACCTTTAAACATCGTCACTGACAAAGAAATCAGCGATGCAATGGACCTTTTGGAGCGGGCAAAAAAACAACGTGAAAATATGAAATACAATCAATATTTGGCTGCCTTTCGTTCTGCAAAATTTTGAATGATAAATAAATATTTAAATATAATCATATTTTAATTATTTATTCTAAATGAACCGCTTGTTTTCAGATGATGATGATGAAATTCAGTCCGTATATTCATCTAATTTGAAACTACAATTGTACAATCAATTCATGGTGGCATTCAATCCTATTGTCAGCGAACCATCAAAACAATCACAACCACAACAACCACAACAACCACAACAACCACAACAACCACAACAACCACAACAATCACAACAATCACAACAACCATCAGCCGACAAAATTATCATTTTCACACAAAAAATGATTGAAGAAATTGCCCCTGCATTGGATTTGAACATTCAACAAAAAAACACTCAAGCTTCCTCTTGTGATTACGTTATTTATGTTCCAAATACAGTCATTGTCACAAAACAACTGATTCATTCATTTTATGAATTAAATCAACAATACAGGAAAAAATTTGGACTGGATATGAAGGATGCCGCTTTGAATATTTTTATGAATTGGGAACTATTCAAAAAATTCATGCAGTTTGCAACCAAAAAAACAGATACCATATTGTTAAAATTAATAGAACAATCATTCATTAATGCAAACGATACCTTCACAAAAATTGTAAAAGAGTTAGAAAATTATTCATATGTTGCTAATGGAAATATTGTGACGACTAAAATTGAGTTGCAGCAGCGATTTAATATTTTGTATAATGATCCTTTGACTTTGCCTTTCCCGCCGAATACGAAACAGTTTTTCAGACCAGATTATATCGGTAAACCATATTACAGTACTATAAATCAATTTAAAATAAATGCATTATTTGACTCTGATTTTTCTTACAATGTTGAAAAAATATATGATTTTGTTTATGGAATTATAACAGGGACATACCTTCCAAATCGGGAAATTTTGAAAAATGATAATAAATTAAAAATAATTGTGGACAATTCTCGGTTGTATACATTCAAATCAACTCCTGAACATTCCATGAACCACGAAAAATTATTGCATCGTCTTTATTACAAATACCAACAATATGTTAAACTTGAAAAGGGTAATGCTAATACATTCATGAGTGAGGTATCTGAACATATTGAAGGGGTCAAAACAAAAATAATTGATGCTGCTATTGCTCGTGCTCGTGCTGCTATTGCTCGTGCTGCTATTGCTGCTGGTGCTGGTGCTGCTGCTGCTGCTGCTGCTGCTGCTGCTGCTCCTCTACCTGATTTTCCTACTTTAGCCGTTGGGGGGATTCTTGATAATTATTTATCGCAGGCAGTTCACCAAAGGCTGAAAAATCAATATGATAGAATTATAGTTGAAAATTCTAAAATACCTTTGGCTGAACTTGAAGGTAAACTTAAAGAGTATGTTTTTGATAATTATTCTTTTCCATTCAATGAATTTGACACGATAAATTCGGTGTTGCATTATGGCGATGTTAGTTTTCCCTCCAAAAAAGAGAAAGATGATAAAAAATTTATTACAGAATTACCTGAAACCCTAGAAAAAAAAGAACTGGAGTATCTTGTTAATCAATTTGAAAATACGCATGATGATGAAATATATGCAATTTGTGGACCAGTATATTTTGACTACAATTGGATTTTTCGGCAACCTCCTCAGCTTATCAAACACATTTTGGGAGAAATGAGTGAAAAAGAATTGAAAGAATTGAAGGGAAAAGGATGGGTTTCAGTTGAAGATCCTTTAACTGAAAACAAGTATTACATCAATACGGAACCAGAAGAAAGATCTTATCCAAAAATGAGATTTGATAATCCAACCAAGTTGAATGATGTTGTGTCCGATTTCAGATACAAACAACAACACTTGGAATGGAAAGAAATTTACATTTCGCCCGCAATTGCAAAAAGCAATCTTTCATCGGAAATAGTTAGAAAAATTACTAAACAACGCGAAATAAATACTACTTTAGGTATACCATTTGAGGTACGATCCAGCGCTCCGCACCCTTTCGGCCCTGAGCCTCGCCGCACGCGGTCATCCGGAGGTGATCCTGATTTAGATAAAGCGAAAATACGCTGGCATTGGACAACTCCAGGGTATTACTTGTATCAATACACTCCAAATCCAAAGGATAGGGGGGATACAAAGAAACCAAAAAAGCCATATAGCACATTGTTACGTCCTAAAAGTTCTAGTGGATTCCAGGATTACACTGAACCAAATTTGCCAACTGCATATCCACCTCCTCTCATGAACATAGTTCCTCCATTTCGGGGGCCCAAAAACACGTTTATGATTCATACTTTTATTCCCGAAGATACATTTATTGAAAATGGGCGTTTGAAAACTGTTGCATTTACAAATTATATTTATAAAATGATGCAGCTCATATTCAAAACTGCTGATAAAAATTCAACACCAATCACAACAAAAAAACGCATTTGCATAAAATTGTTGGCAATTGGTTATAATGATAATAGTTTCAAAAAAATAAGGTCAGAAGATACCCAAAATATAGGAGAAAAAATAGGAGACATATTTTTTTCAGCAGTGAGGGACTTTAGTATGATGTATGAGTCCACAATACACGTCATTCTTTATTATGATTTAAAAACTCAACAAAATGTTAAATTGAGATACGATAATTATGTAAATCAGCGGTTATCCATATTGAATAAATCAAATGTGGCCTTAGACTCTACCTTGCATTTCAAAATTTCAGATATGGAAGATTTTTTTACACTGAAGTGGACTTTGGAAGATTCTTTGAACGGGAATGATTTACTTTATTTTGTTGACTACTGTAGCACTTCGCGAGCATTTATTGGGAACACTGGAAAAATACCTGAAAACCTTCATGCGTTTGATACTACTGCTTACATTAATCAAATTGTCAATTGTTTAAATAATATACGGGGTGATATAGGTGATATATACCGTGCACTAAATATTGACGACATCATAGCGGAAATATCACTAAATATTGAGAATTGGAGAAGCGAGCCCAGATCACAATATTACGCAACCATTTTGAAAAAGTACGAAAATATGAAGGAGGTTATACAAGCGGCGGATGAAAGAGCGGCAGGGGAAGTAGAGCCGGAAGAGCGACTTGAACGAGTATCAGAATTGAATGCAGTTGAAATTAGTTGGTGGAGACGGGACGATGGATATGAACCACGTAATGCATACATAAGTTCGTTTGAAGAACATATATATAGACTAAAAAATTTATTAGATCAAGTACATGCAGTAGCACCAGCAGCAAGAGCGGCAGCACCACCACCACTACCAGGAGTAGGAGCAAGTCCTCATTTTGAAATTGTCAAGCTTTATACTGAATGCAAGACTATTTTGAAAATATTAATCAAAATGAAATATGATGATATTCAAATTTCAAAAGCGCATCACAATTTGATAAAACAATCATTGACGAAATTGGAGTTACCATTTTCATGTTCATGGTCAATGGATGCCAAATTTACAACTGGAGTAGATGATGGGGCAAATCTTCCTAATTCTAGTGTACTTCACAACCCATTTTTTTGTACAAAAATATTGGATCCAAAAGAATGGCAGTTCATAGATTTTGAAGACATTGGAGTACACGATATTCCCAAAAGCAACCCAGTTTCACAATTGGTGAAACCGTTTGTGGATGCAAAAATAAGAAGCTCTGAAAATGCAACACCAGTCAAAACAAACACTCTTATTGTTTCAAAAAATCCGAACATGGAAATGATGTCGGCAAATATACAAGAAATATTAACACACATTATGTACAAGAATGCACGTGTTAAATATAATGGCAATTCCATGATTTTGATAAATTATTCATGGGATAAACAAATATTTGTAAAAAAACGAAATGACAAATCCAGAGTCACACAATCTAAAACAATTGACTTTGCTGAATTGATGGGACTTCGTTCCCAAAAAGGATGTGTAAATTATCCAATTTTTATCGCAAACCTCAGCCTTTATTTATACAAAGGCAATTTGAGTGACATTACTTCAACGGACCTGGCTCGCATATCATGTGACTTGGATGGCGCAATGTTCAAAACAAACATGCAAATTGTTTGGGACCAAATGATGCGAAATTTGAACGAAATTGATTTTTCTGAAATTAAAAATGAAATACGTAAACAGTTTGAAACACAAAAAACAGAGGTTGAACTGAAATCGGTACCGCGTCCT